AGTAGATGATTATCTAAGATACATGGACGACGGGCAGCGTATTTTTGTAGACTAAATCTCGCAGTTGTTACCAGTACAGGCTAACGTCTGTGATCCTTCAGTCATGTCAGAGTTTTCAGAGATGTTCCACTCAATCGTCTCTGGAAACTCTTCCTTCAGCTTCTCATAAGTCTCTAAGTCAATAGGCTCATAAGGTGCTTGCTGATAGGTATGCTCTGAGTATGGCAAGAACGACACACCGCTGATCTTATCAAACTTGTTATACAACCACTGACCCACTTCAAGAAACTCATCGTCTCTATAATAACAAGTCATTGACGGTTTGTGTTCACACCAATAGTCTTGATAAATCTCCCACAGTTCTAACTGCTCCATAGCACCCATCTCAGAGGCTACTACAGCCCCGTCAGGAGACTTTATAGGGAAGGAGAATACCTTGGTACTGGGTGACATTACATCGTCTTCTACGGGGATTCCAGCCTCTTCAAGGACGGTGCAGAGGGGGTCTCTTGCGTCTGCTCTGACTCGTCTAATGTACTGATCTGAGTATCTAGGGTGGATGCCACTAGCAGAGTCAACCAACTGACTAACAGTACCGGAAGGCTTAACAGCAGTAATGGCAGTGCTAACATTAATACCAAGACGATTAGCCCAAACTGCGTTAGTCTCAATAGACTCCTCTTTAAGCTCCGTAAGCCACGTTTTGAGAACACCTTTATCTCTCCTTCCTGATAGGGTTGGATGATCCATGATACCTGTTAACGATACACCCAGTAGTGCTTCCTCTTCAGTGTTCTTCTGCCATACCTTACGTAGGTAACGGAAGTCTGTCAAGGTAGCTTGTAAAGTTCCAAGGATAGCCGCAGTACGTACTTTTCGTTTAAGGTCTGAGAGCGTATCTGTTGACCTGACAACAACTTCTGATAGATTGCAGAATTGGTTAGGCCGTAAGATGATTTCGCTACATGGATTAGTTCCAAAATCATAGGAAGCATCTCGTCGCTCGTTCTTTGCAGCTTGCTTTTGACTTGCGACTCTAGAGAACATACCTCGCTCTCCTGAACGGGACTCGTATAAACTTTTCCACTCATTTAAAAATGCCTCGAAGTCTGGCTTCTCTGTATAGCAAGCACTATTATTAGCTAGGCCACGCTGTGGATTGTCCTGCCACCATTGCCCTGACTTTGCTCGTCGGAGTCTGTCGTCAGTGAGGTTAGACAAACTGATGAGAGCACTTCTCCTGACTCCTCCAACGACGACGATCTGTGCAATCTTACAGCAGACATCGTGACATTCGATGGAAGACAGTCTACGTCCAGCAGCTTCCCGAAAGATGTCAACGGTGAACTTAAACAGGTCAACAAGAGGCTCTGGACCAGACGCTCGACCACCGAAGGTCTTAAGGGATGCCCCTGCAGGTCGTACTCCAGATACGTCCCACTTTGGAAGTTGACCCGAATAGAGCAAGCTGACAAGCTCTCTGTAAGCTTTAGCCCAGCCAATTTTAGAGTCGGCGACGTGTATAACGGTGTCGGTGTCATGGAATTCCTCCGCTACTTCAGGTAGCTTGCTAACGTACTGACGCTCAACGCTGTAGCCTACGCCTGTGCCGCACATTAGGACGTACATCATCTCGTCAAACGCTTTAGGGTGGTCAATAGGTAGGTAGCTACAGTTGAAGCCAGCTACGTTGTCACGGTCAAGAGCTTCACCAGCAGTCATCAGTGCTCGCATAGACGGCATTACGTCCAGCTCATGTATTGCGTTGAATATCTCTGACTGGTCAAACTCGTTTAGTTCTACACGGTCACACCAGTAGTTAAGATACCGGTTGACTGTTTCTTCCCAAGTCTCACGACGCTGTTCCTCTGGTAGGTAACGAGCGTAGCGGGACTTGTGTATGTACTGTTGATATGCGTCCATTAATTCATTTCCTTGATTAGTCGTTCAATATACCACTTACACTTGCGTAAGTCCTCTACTGGTTTACCTTTGTAGTCATAACGCCAGAGGTACTTCAGTGCGTTACCCTTGAGATAGCCTCTAAACTCGTTCTCAGGCATGGACGCTTTGATAGCTTCGATTGCTTCGATTGCTCCGTTGTTGTAGTGGTCAGGCCGCTCTACAGGGTCTGGTGTTTTCCTGATAGACAACTTACTCAACGCACTCGCATAGTCCCACTCTTGTGGAGTAGCTTCGTTAATACTCATTTACTTCCTCCTCTAGCTCTTGTTCAAACACGTCTAGTCTGTTGATTAGTTTGTCCTCAAACCTGTCCAGAATCTGTTCTGAGGTTATCTGTAGGGCCTCCAGTAGGTCGTCTGGATCAAAGGTTTTCAAGAGGCGTTCCTTAACTTCCTCTAGTGTTAGCGACATAACTAATCAACTCCTGTAGTGTCTCTATATTATACCATAGTATTCCCTCTTTGTCACACCATTGTGACATGGTCATTTTGGCACCTTTTCGTATTTTCTTGTTAGGTTGCATAAGAACAAAAATTAACTCTTGTCCTTCTGGGAGGCTGTCCCTGATGCTTGTGTATTTCTTGGTGTCTCCATCTCTGAAATATCCTTTGCACTCAATAAGATATAAACCGCTAGCATCAACGAAGTCAGGACGGTAGCTCCTAGAGATAGTGTAAGGAATAGTGAAAGGCTCATAGTTAAACTCCTGTAGTATTTTGGCGACATCTTCTTCAAACGTGCTTCTAAATGGTGATTTCTTGGACCTTCGGCTCATTGTGTACCTCTATTAAATAACGTGGACCGGAGGAGTATGCGAAGGCGCGAACGGACGGCCAGCATTCCTTTTTGTATGCACAGTATGAGCAACCTACGGCGAGTTTCCGGTTTCCACTCTTTCCATCGTCGATAGGCTCGTAGCATACGTCTGGTGGGGTTGGTTGCTCCACTAGCTTTTTTACGTGGTCAATGCGCTCCTTGATGTCATAACTAATGAGGTCATAGACAGGAGCCTGAGTGTCCTCAGAGTCGTACATGAGATACGTTAGGTGTCCGTTCTGTTTGTCCATTGCTAGCCAGCCGAATTTAGTAGCACCCTCCGCATACGCATATCCCTTAATTTGACCAATGTATCCAAACGGGTCGTCATAAGCCAAAGAGCCGTCTTTGAATTTCCTGAACCCATACGTTGACACAGACTTAACATCTGTGACAATACCGTCGATTTTGCAGTCCATAGACCCTGTAATACCATTGACTTCACACTTCTTCTGTTCATCTGTAACCTCGTGTCCTGCCGCTTTGGTTAGAAACAGTAGCATCTCTTCGATAAGGTGGCCGTAAAGAAACTTGACATAGGTGTGCCCTTGTATGTCGTCGGACTTCTCTACGTCGTTGTAGACGTTCCAGAGGTAACGGTCGTCACGTCCTATGTTAGACATGCGTAGCTTACGTCCGTCCCTCTTCTTGCCGCCAAACTCGTTACGCATGAGTTCCTTGACATTCTCTCCAAACTTCTCAACGCAAGCGTCAAAGTCTACGCCCTCTGCTACTTCTTTTGTCTCCATCAATTGATAGATGTCAGAGACTAAGTTATATGTGTTCTTTTTCATTTAGATTCCTCTAAGTAGGTGATCGCTCTTTGTAACATGCTTACATCGTCATCAAAACCTCCTAGTGACCTGTTACATTTATGACATAACCATCCTCTAAACTCTTCTGAGTCATGGCAGTGGTCTAAGACCCACGATCCGTTTTTCGTGTTGCCTCTACCGCTGACACTTTCCTCGTCGCCTAAGCAGATGGGGCAAGTATGGTTGTCCGGTGCGGTGCCGTGCTTCTCCTTAAGTCTTTCACGTACCTTTGACAGTTCGTTATTACACTTCTTGCACTCTGGTCTAAGATAGTTTCCTCCTGAGTGTCTACTAAAAGCTTCCAAAGGGAGCACGTACTTACACTTACTACACTCCTTTACTCCATCCCCTAGATCGTAGTGGTCATCCTCTAGAAAACTGATCTGCTCCATTAGTGTGTCTCTGCCCATGTTGTTCCAACTTGGTACTCTCCGTCAAGAGGACATCTGAGGTTGTAATGAACCCCTGCCGCCTTGAGGCACTCGACTGCAAGCCAACCGAATTTCTCTGCTTGGTCTGTAGCCACCTCCGACTGTACTTCGTCATGTATGTTCCCTATGAATTTGTAGTCTAGTTTCCACTGCGGTGCGTAGTCGTCCAGTATGACTAGGGCCTTCTTCATCACGATGGCTCCTGCCGCCTGTAACAACGTATTCAATGCAGCATGTTCAGATCGAACTCTAAGTCTTCGTCCATCGAGTCCTGTGAGATAGCCTCTCCCAGATGCTCGAGCAACTCGTTCTCGTAGACTTTCAAGAGCAGGTGTATTTGATAGAAATCTTCGCTTAAGATGTGCGCCGTCTTTTGCGCTTCCACCAACGATGGTTCCAATTTTTGCGTCTCCTGCTCCGTAGAGGAAAGCGTAGATGAAAGTCTTAGCTTGAGGTCTTGTTTCAAGCCCTGCAGCCAATTGATTTCTTGTGTGTATATCTTCGGTGAGGAGGACATTAGTAAACTCCTTGTCGTCCATGTAGTGTGCCAACATGCGTAGCTCAAGGCCACTAGCGTCGAAACCTACTAGCTTCTTCCCTTCGGGCACAGTCCAGCATGAGCGACACTCTTTACCGTATAGGCTGTGTCCTGCTGGTACTTGGGCCATGTTGGGGCTTTGGTGAGTCATACGTCCAGTGACTGCGCCGTTGCTAATGACACGCCCATGAACCCTACCGTCTTCCTGTACATGCTCCATCCATGAGTTGACCTGTGCGTATCTCTTTTGTAGCATCAAGTACTCACTGACGGACTTAGCTTCTGGTAGGTCAATGGTGGCTAGTACAGCCTCGTCAACGATCGCATTGCCTTTTTCTGTGACTTTTTCAAAGACCACACCAAGCCCCGACAGTCTCTTCGCAATCTGTTGACGCGAGCCGACATTGAAGACTTCAACTTTGTCCTTAAGGCGTTTGCCCGTCTTATCAGACCACCTCTCGTGTATAATAGGAGGAAACTTCTCCTGTAGTTCTTCTTCAATTGCATTCATTCTCTCCTTAAATGTTGCTAGTAAGTCCATACATAAGTACTGATCTAGGAGCCATCCGTTTTGTTCCTGTTGATGCACTACGTACTGAACCTTATGTTCCAAGTCGATGGACTGCTGGTCAAAGTCTGCCATGTCCTTGGTCAACCGCTGGTGTACTGCTTCGGTGACTGCTACGTCCTGTATACAGTAATCAATCATTTCCTGTGACAGTCTTGACCAGTCATTGTGGTCGCCTTTTGGAAAGCCTAGTTCGTTACCCCAGTTACGCAAAGAGTGTCCACCGGACTTGCTTGGGTCAAACAAACGTGACAATACCAAAGTATCGACTATGCGCTCAGGAGCCACAGAAAGCCCCCAGAGACGTTTTAGCACTGGGAGGTCATAACCTATCAGATTATGTCCACAGACGCTCACAGAGCCTTCTAGAGCCTTTCTGAGCGATCTCTGGTCCAGATGCACCTCAGTTTCACCATTCTGCCGTGTCACAACGCACCAGATGGTGTCTGGGTCTAAACCGTTGGCCTCAAGGTCAAGGTAGATCAAAAGTCTGCTCCAATTTGAGGGTTAGCTACTTCTTGCATCCTACCGGTGGTTCTGTCGTATTGTAGGTAACACGCTGGACCTGTCTCACCAGTGT